ATTCTTACCATCACTATCAATAACATTCTTACCATCACTATCAGTCTCATTAATAACATATATTCTTTTTAATTCATGTTTAATTGTTACTGGTTGTGGTTCTATGACGGCTTCTTTAGGTCTTTTTTTTTTCATCTTTGCGGCAGCCGCTCTAATACCGGCGAAAAGTTCATCTTCTTCCTCTTCGCCTTCTTCTTCTTCGTCTTCTTCCTCTTCGTCGCCTTCGTCTTCTTCCTCTTCTTCCTCTTCGTCGTCTTCTATTAAATTGCTATCTTCTTTATAGAATTCGAATACTAATGTAAAGTCTTTTTCTTTCCTATATGCCATGAGGGACCCCAGACCTTTTTTCTTATCTCCAAATGTACTAAGATTGATATTTGGTTTTCCACTTGCTTTTGAACCAATTAATCTCAAGCTTCCACATGTTAATTTTGAAACCATGGTATTTTTATTATTCACGTTCGTTTCACGTTCGTTTGCATTTTTTAGTAATGTAGGATAGCCGCCCGCGTCCTCTGGCTTATTTATTAACTCATATGTTATACCACCTTTAACTACTTCATTCACTACAACATAGTTTTCATTATCTTCATTGTGGACATATTTGAATAATATTCCAAGCTTCACATCATTTGCAAATGTTGAATAATTAAATTCAAATTTGTCACCATCACTAGGTGAATTAGGAACTGGCGATTCTGGCAGTTCTGGCATTTCCCAGTGCGACTTCTCGGTAGTACGGCAGTAGTAGTACAAGGCCCCAGTGTCGGAGTCATATTGTGTCTCCCAGCCCGCACTTGCCAGCTGGTCCTCGTGGCTGGCACTGCTCGATGCTGCTGCCACCGCGTCGGTATTCGGATTATAATAGTACGCTATACCAGTCTGATTTGATGTACGCTTTTGCCAGGGGTCAGGAAACGTTCCTCCTTTCATTACTTTACGTTTTGCTGATTTTTTCTTTTCCTTTTTAATATTTGATTTCTTAGATACTTTAGCCCATCTTTTTCTATTAATGGAATCTTTTTTAACAATCCACATTTTTCGATCACGTCCTCTTTTTATTGTGCCAATAGTCTCACCTCTAGCACAATAACCTCTACCTTTAGGACTATCTTCTTTTCCAGTATATAAAATACTTGGATAATTAATACATTTTTTCATATAATAATAATGAACATAAAAATATAAAAAATAATCTATGAATCTTGTAATTAAATAATAATAATAGTTTAACGTTTAAAAAAAATCTATATAAAGTTTTATTTAAAGAAAAATAATTCTTAATAACTTATATATGAAAAAATGCCACGTTAAAACAATCGATGCGCGACATAATAAAATCGTAAAAGAAATAAAAGAAGATTATAATAATCTTCCATTAATTCAAAGAGAATTAAATGAAAAAAAGGAAAATTTATCATTCTATTCTAATAAAAAAAAGAACAGAATGGATGATGAAGATTTTAAAAATTATATTGAATTAACAGATGATATAAAAAAAAAAAATAAAGAAATAAATGAAATTTCTAATCAAACAAATCTAATTAAATATTATTTAAATAATGCTCCTATATTAACAGAATATTATACATCCAAAAAAAAAATTGCGAATAACGAAACATTTAATAAAAATGGATTAACTAATAATACTAAATGTTTTAATAAAAAAACTATTATAGAAAATGTATCACTACTTGACAAATATTTAATGTATAATGAAAATAATTATATAAAAAATTCTGAAACCATAAATTCAAATATATGCGATAAATGTAATATTGAAATGACTATCTATAATATTGAATGTATTATGGAATGTCCTAAATGTAATAAAATTAATTATATTATTATTGATTCGTCTAAACCAAACTATAAAGATCCACCACCCGAAGTATCATATTTTGCTTATAAACGTATTAATCATTTTAATGAATGGCTCTGTCAATTCCAAGGGAAAGAAACAACTGATATACCAGAGGATGTTTACAATAAAATAATATTAGAAATCAAAAAAGAAAGAATAACAAATATGGCTTTAATAAGTCCTCAAAAAATAAGACAATATCTTAAGAAATTAAAATTAAATAAGTATTATGAACATACAACACATATTATTAATAGATTAAATGGAATATCTTCACCTATTATAGATAAAACAACAGAAAATAAATTAAGAAGAATGTTTAAAGATATTCAAGATCCTTTTATGAAATCTTGTCCAAAAGATAGGAAAAATTTTTTATCATATTCTTATGTTTTATATAAATTTGTAGAATTATTACAGATGAATAAGCTTAAACAATATTTTCCATTATTAAAGAGTCGAGAAAAATTACATCTTCAAGATTTAATTTGGAAAGATATATGTAAGATTCTTGAATGGCCTTTTTATAAATCAATCTAATAAATAACCCCATTTAATTTTATTCCATATTTCTTCATACAAAAAATAAACAATCGTCTGTACAATTTCAATTAACATAGTAACTTTAATAGCGCTTTTAATATTATTAGTAAATAACATTCCACCTATAAAAGTTATTAGAACACCTAATATTCTGTATATGATTGTCTTAATCAATATTCTTCTCTGTGATTGCTTTATCATAATATTAGTATTCTTCATAATATTAGTATTCTTCATATATAATCTTAAATTAAAATAAACAATTTATATGATATATTTTAACTAATTATTATATATGAGTAAATATGAAAAATGTAAGAAAAACTTGATACATAAAGTTGTAACCGAATTTAAAAGCGGAAAATTAAAAAGTAGTAGCGGTCATAAAGTCACAACTAAACAACAGGCAATCGCCATTGGTTTAACAGCAAGTGAAAAGAAATGTAAAAAACATTTTTCAAAAACAGATAAAGATAAATTAAAAATTAAGGTAGATAGATTTTTAGAAAGAGAAAAATTAAGTTATTCAGGTGTATTAGATGTTATTAAGTATATAGATATGATATCAGGAAAATCAAAAATAGAATATAAATATAAATTAATTACATTCATATTAAAGATATCAACAAAACAAACGATTCCTGAAAAAATAAGTAGTGAAGTGATTAAAATTATTAATTAACAAAAAGATGTAATTGTTATAGAATTAATATAATTAAATAGATGCTGTAATTGTTATAGAATCAATATAATTAAATAGATGCCTGTAGTCTTTAGAATATTCACCAATTTCACTTGATAGAGATTGAAGACGGGCCTTCATGCTTTTATAAATTCTTTTTAAATGGGAATTAGACTCGTTGGCAGGATTACAGACTGCTTTAGTTAATTTTAAGTTTAACTTATGTATGATATAATTAAATTTTTCTGTGCCATCTGTCTTTTTTTCTAATTCTAATAAAATTTTAGTATACTCCAACGGATCATGTACTTGAAATGTATCTATAACATGAAATAATCTAGTTAAAGCACTAGATAAATTACATACGGGTGCATCAAAATACATAATAGATGATTCGTCTCCTTGAAATTGATTAGTAAAAAATATATCATTTCCACTCGTAGTTCTAAAAACGTCATTAAATGATAAGACGTTTTTACGTCCTTCGGTTAAATGTTTATAAATGTCAGCGCTTGCACTAGGAATTGGATTACAAAAGATTAATTGTGTTTCAAGCATTCTGCGTTTCCCGATTTCAAAGTATAATTTATTATTTAAGTTGTTCAGTTCTATTAATTGTTCTAGAGGTGGGGTACTATCTGTATTGAATTTGTCGTTACATTGTTTTATTTCTGTTGCGATTCCTATAATTTTTGTATTTACTTGTGTTAACTGTGAAGTAATTGATTGTGCTTTAGTTGCATTAATAATTTTTGTAGAAGAATTTGTATTCCTATATCTATATAATGGTCCACATATAATTCTTTTATATGTTAATTCATTAATTGGTATACCATTACTAGTAGTATCTTGAGTTTGAAATAATTGTCTCAAAAAACCAAATACACCTTCACTAGGATTAAATTGTTCATTAAATAATGTAGGACATTCAAAATATAATAATGTTAGTTTTTCTAAAGCACGTATTTGTTCATCAAAAGAAAAAAACGCATCAGGTTCACCAAAATATCCTGATGTTACTTGATGAGTTAGACTTTGATGGTTTTTAAGAAATCCACATACTGCTAGAACATTGTTTTGAAAATCTGTCTTGAGTAATTCCTGATTTTGTAATTGTGTTTTTTTAGTTTGAAGTTTTGTTGAAAATTGATTTTTAAGAAAATCCGCCATCATCATTCTTAGACCACTATAGAATTTTTCATAAACAGGGTGGTCTCTATATGTAGTATTACCTTGAGATAAATTTATATTATCAAAACTTGGTAAATTTGATTTACTTAATTCGGAAGTAAATAAGTTATTTGAAGCGTTACTTAAGATATTGTTTAATAATATTTTTGAGAGTTCTGAATTATTTGTTGTATGCCTATTTTTTAAATATGAAGTCTTCAAAAAAATACGTATTTGCGGATATTCTAATAAATAAGATTCCATTTTACGTTTGAATATGTTTTTTAGACCTTCCTCAGCACAAAAATCCTTACAAAAATACTTGTTGGGTTTTTCATCCTTAATTTTTGGATGTCTAGCTTTCTCATCATTGATTATTAATAAACAACCATCACATACAAATAAACCACACCATCTACAATGATGTCTCTTCCTTCGTTCTGCAGGTGTTAAACAAATTTGGCAATGCGTGTCTTCATTACTCCAGGGTGGGATAATATTATCATTTAATGCAAGATTTTTTTTATATATATGAATAACACGGTCGTTATCTAATTCATCTCGAAATCGATTACTTTCTTCCGGATCTAATGGTTTCTGTAAATCATCCCACCTTGTTCCCCCCATTATGTCATTATAACATGCTTTAATATATCCGTTTTTATAAAACTCGTAAATATTCCAGTCAGCTATACTTAAATATTGTTTAACGAGCTTAATAAATCTTTCATCAATAATTGCTTTTACTAAGTCTTGTAATTTGTTTTTATTTGTAGGCGGAGATTTCCCTATGTCACTATATAGGGTTAGATAATCTCTCATAAATGTTGTTTCATCATATTTTATAGTTTGTAAAATAGATTTTAATATTACTTCTTGTTCATCTGCTTCTCCGGTATCTATGATACTTTTACACTTATCACATATTATAAGATCTTCACCTCCCGCTGCACTTAATATTTCTTCTAATTTGTCTAATAAATCTTGAACCGAATCATATCGTATATGACTACTAGGTGTTTTTAGAATTACTGATTTAGGTTCATAAGCATACGACTTTAACGTACTAATATCATCCCATCTAAATGGATTATGTGTAGCCGCGTTTCTAGCTAACTGAGTGTTTATAAGACCAGCTTCGTGCCACATCCATTTATATTCTCTTAATAACGCATTCCCTGGTTTAAAAACCCCTGATTTAAGAATTGGTGTTCGTTTTAGTGTTGGGTTATTAATTTTAAGCGCTTCTTTAATTTTTGAATAACTTTCAGGATTTTTACAATGAGTTTCACAAAACATATGCCCACACATTCTACATTGATGAAAACCCGTGCGACGAGTGATTAAACCCGTTGTTTTTGAACACTGAGTTCCATCTTCGTTTATATGTTGACATCGTTTTTCACTTGTATATGTATTATAAAAAACTTGGTTAATTTCTCCACCTTTTTGTATTTTTGAAGATTTTTTAACTGATGTTAGTTTTTTCTTAACTGGTGTTTTCTTCTTAACCAGTGTTTTCTTCTTAACCAGTGTTTTCTTCTTAACCGGTGGTTTCTTCTTAACAGGTGTTTTCTTCTTAATCGGTGTTTTCTTCTTAACTGTTGTTGCTTTTTTCTTAATTGGTGTTACGTTTTTCTTAACCGGTGTTTTCTTCTTAACTGTTGTTGCTTTTTTCTTAATTGGTGTTGCCTTTTTCTTAACCCTTGATGTTTTCTTCAATTTTATATAATCTTCTTCAGATATTCTTTTCTTTTTTCCATTTTGATATTCCTTATAGTAATATCCATTTTTTGTCCTATATGTTTTCATATAATAATATAAAAGATTTATTGTTAAAGATTTATTTTTTTTATTTATTTTTTTATTTATTTTTTTATTTATTTTTTTATTTATTTTTTTATTTATTTTTTTATTTATTTTTTTATTTATTTTTTTTATTTATTTTTTTTATTTATTTTTTTTATTTATTTTTTTATTTATTTTTTTTATTTATTTTTTTTATTTATTTTTTTATTTATTTTACAAAAAAACTAAGTAAGTTATCAACATCTAATATGCCCTTATTTGTAGTAGTCATACTTTCATGTGTTCCTTCTATATTAGACATTGAATAACCACTTAATGAAGCAAATACAGCATTAATTGGTTCATACCATCTATTCAATAGTAATCTAAATACTATCATAATGACTAAGGACATTTGAGGTGATAATACAGATATAAAACTATCAGCAAGGGCAAATATAAAATAGCAACCCAATACTAAATATTTAGTTAATCCTTCATCCTTTCTAAAAGGTCGTAAGACAACATTAATTAATTTAACGTATTTACTTGAATTTGAACCATTAAATTTCTTATAGAATAAGTCAGTATTATTAGCACATATGATGAAAATTAAAATAATGAAAATAAACACATAGAAATATATTGTATTAAATATTAAATCTTTACTATAAAATAAATAAACTATTAATAATAAACAAATCATTAAAATACTTAACATTTTGAATATCATTGTTGATTTTTCAGACTTTAATATGAAGAATATCGATATGAAAATAAAATATAATAGAATTGAGACTGAAATAAACAAATTATTGTCTGAAATACCTATTAAACTTTTTGTGAATAATATAATAAGACCAATAACAATAAGTAGTGATAATACTTGTTTGCTAGAATTATCTTTAGCCCATATTTTATCTTTAATATAAAATCCAATACCTAATATAATAGAAAATACAAATAACATAAAACTAATTCTAGATATACTCGATATAATATCCAATCTATTAATAAAGGCATAAAATATAATTAAACTTAATACAATTGATAATAATGGCAATGCCTTATTTAAGTATGTAGTCGTCCCTGGCATAATATTGAATTTACTTAGAATAGTCAGCTTTAAAAATAGAACAATAAAGAAAGATATATAAAATATATTTCTTTGAAATCCACTTTCGTGCTTTTTAGAAGGTTCATCTACGTCTGAATATGAAGCTTTATTAAATATATTATAATACCACCAGTCGGTTAAACTTTGTTCTATTTTAGCACCGGTTACAATGTCAATATTATCAGCAGCTATTTTACACATCCCATATTTGAGCAATCTATTTAGTTCTTTTTTATCTTTATCAAAATCTTTATCAAAATCATATTTTCCATTTTTTACAAATTTATTATATAAGTCTTTAAAATCTTTACCATTATCTTCTTTTGATAATTGTTCACAATCAAATATCAATTTTGACATCTCATGACAATTCATATTATCATTACTCTTATCTAAAGTATTATTATATTTATATTTTTTTATCTCAGGAACTTTTATATTTTGTAAATTACAAGTATCCCCACATGTATATTTAGATTTATTTAATTGATCCAATGTTTCATTATCATTAACATTTCTAAATTGATTTGTTTCATAAACATTATTACATAAATCGTTAGAAGACTTATCAGGATTATCTGTTTGATTAATACAATAATTTATTATATTTTTTAAAGCATTGTCTTCTGTTTGACATGTGGATTTTATATTGTCTGTGTTGTTTTTTTTATTCCATTCACTTGGACATCTTAAATAATCATCACTAGTATTACTACTACCATTACATTTGAGTTTACTATTTAAATTTTGAATACATGTGTTAACATCTGTATAGTTATAAAGTGTATTTGTCTTATTTGCTTCTGTTTGTATAGCAGTATAACAATCACTGCTATGTTCAATTATAGGATCTACTGGTTTTACATCATTATCATCACATATTTCATCTGCTGAACTTCCTGGAACACATTTATTCTTAAGCCCAAATCTATAATCTTTTTTAGACAATTTATTCTTACTTTCTAATCCAAACCTTAAATTCTTTACCATTGATGGTTCAAGTGTTGATGTATATGTTGTCATATACTATATAATTTTATAATTATTAAAATGTAATATAATTATTAAAATGTAATATAATTATTATACTTGTTTTAATTCTATAAATATTTAATTAATCTATTTTTTAACCTGTAATTTGTTTGTTCTTTGTTTTAATACATTTGGATTAGTAGTATTTTTTAAACCTTGCAATTTTTTTTTATTTCGTCTTATTTTCAACGCTCCCATAATCGTAGTCGCAGCATTTTTTTGTTTTTGCGAAATTAGTCCATATAATACTCCACAAGCATCCTCGTTTCCCCCCTGACTTATTATATATTTTAAAATTGATATTGCCATTAAACAATTAAATGAGAATGATATTATTTTAACCCAATTACATCGAGGACTTTCTTCTTCACAATCTATTTTGAATAGATTAATAAAGTAAATTATTAATAATAATAATAAAATCCAAAATAATATATTTTTATTAGATTTATATAAAAACTTTAATAAATCACGTGGTAGTGTATAAATATACTTAATTGTTTTCCATTCTAATTTTCCATCATCTATTATACAAGAATATAATATGCTTAAACATATAAGTCCAAATATAAAAGCAGCCGGAAATACAATATTTAATGTAGATAGATTGAAAATAAATAAAAATCTACTTACAAAACTTTCTAAATTATCTTCTCTAAATTTTTTAACTACTTTTAAAAACTTATCTGTTTGTGGCATTGTTATTTCAGAAAAACTAAAATTAATAATTAGAAAATATACCATAAAATTAATAATTAATTCACTATATTTATAAATTCCTGAATTAGTTACACTATAAATAATACCTTTAGTATCTTTAGTATCTTTAGTATCTTTAGTATCTTTAGAAGTTTTAATATATGATAATAATCCAAATAGAATTAAAATATTAAAAAATATAAAAATATATTTATCCATATATATTAAATTAATTTTTAATTTAATCTTTTGTTAATTTAATCTTTTGTTAATTTAATCTTTTGTTAATTTAATCTTTTGTTAATTTAAAAATTAATAAAATATTTTCAGATAATTAATAAACTAATTATCTGAAAATATTTTCTAGTATATATTTATAATGTTTTTTGATTTTAATGAAGTTCTTCGTCGCTTAATCAAATATTTCATAGAGGGTTTTGCTGTCGCGGTAGTAGCATATTGCTTACCTAAACAAAAGATTAGTATGGAAAATATTTTAGTAATAGCGTTAACTGCGGCGGCTACTTTTGCAATCTTAGATATGTTCACTCCTTCTATTGGTGGTTCTGCTAGAATGGGCGCTGGATTTGGTGTTGGTGCCAATCTAGTAGGATTCCCAGGTCGTTAAATAATTGATTCTTTTTAATTAAATAATTGATTCTTTTTAGTTAAATAATTGATTCTTTTTAATTAAATAATTGATTCTTTTTAGTTAAATAATTGATTCTTTTTA